TTAACAGTAAACTGTGATCCATTAAACCCGACCGTCACCGACTCCACGCCAGTAATGTGGCTATAATAATCCTGTGCGGATATTGTGGACTCCGCAGATAATAACGGGCTCGACCCCTGCCGGAGTGTGACGACCGGCGCGCCGGGTTCAACCTCTTGCAAGAATACCAGGCCCCCCGTGGGTGTATTGGAAATTACAAGGCCACGTTGTCTCGCTAGCTCACTAAGGAACGCGAGCGCCTTGTCCGTCGGTGTGGCTGCTACGCGCTCAAATACCGGTCCGGGGTCCGACTGGAACTCGACGTCGATACCGAAAGGCCGGACGACCTGCTCGGCGATGGCGCGCAGATCAAGTTTATTAAATTCCAATGGGAACGAGCTCGCCGGTATTGTGCAATCGTTAAGCACACCTGGCAAAGAATAGCCGCCGATAAATAATTCTTTACGCTCTTGGGTCATCGATGGCGCTATCGATACCATCGTCCCGGTAAATAGTGGCGCGCCTCCGACGGTTATCTCAAGGCGTTTAAATGTTAGGGGCTTGAATGTCTCCTTAAATCCCGGAAGATCGGCGCTGAATGGTGTCGTAAAATCCACAGTATCGAAACTGTCTAGGGATCTGCGTATCGTGATAGATTCCCAAAATCTGAACCGCGTCCCGTCGATCAATAGCGCGACCTCGTTCTGCTCGACCGAGCGTGCCGCCTGTGGTGCGTCTCGGGGTGCGCTTGGCAGATCGGGAACGACCAGACTCGTGCCCCCGGTAAGAGGCTCCGACGCGCCAGGGTTTGCCCGTGCGATGCGGTCCGCCTCGTCGGCCGATCCGTATATCTTCCGCGCGATGCTGTCGAATGTGTCCCCGCCGGATACATTAAATATAATAGACAATTTCGCGCCCCCTCTGCATTTCTAGGATCTCGGACCCGCTTAAATTATTAGAGTTAATTAGAAAATCGAGCTTATCGTCGACGGTGCCATATAGCTCCGCCGTTAGATCGATAATGGTGCGCTCCCGGTCCAGCACGATGCTGCGCTCTTGCTTCAACGAGAATGATATTTCGACGAGGAAGCCCGCCGCCAGTGCGACCGCTTCCTGTAGTTTTTGGTATGCCTCGCCCGTGTCTATCTGCCCGATCTCGGCGGATCTCGCATCGCGCCATATGACCACAGATCCTAATTGATCTAAAATAACCGCCGCGGCGCTTAATGCGTCCGTCTTGGTACTGAATTGATTATTGACGACCGATACCACCGACCCCGAGACATAGGCCATCGCGTAAAGGTCCTGCGTATTGTACGCATTGGGGGTTAGCTCTTGGGTGCCGCTTGTTATGACATTGGACAGTGTCCCAAAGGCTGCCAAACGGTCCGCCACGGGCGCAGAGGATCGCGCGGGTGATTGCACTAATTGGGTCGTCTGCGCTGCGAGGGTGGTTAGATCCGTGGCTAGCACGTCGATGCCTTGCGTAATAGAGTCCGCGATAGTATTAAATTGCACCCGGACCGCGTCGACCTCATTCGCTACGGCGCCCAGTGCGCTCGTAACGCCTCCCACAAGTGAGACAAAATCATTCTTAAATACAGCCGCATTAAACGCGGTAGATAGATCCACGAGAGTATTAAACGCGTCCGCAATGGATACGTTAAACGCGTCCACCGCAGATAGCACACCGCTGGACGGGTCTGACAGAGCCGACGGGTATATTAAACCTGTGGTTTCAAAGAAGGTAATATCGATTATCGTCTGATTAGCCGCCGTTTTCAGGTCGTCCCGTTGGGATATTTTGCCAAAAGGTACGACACTGATACGGCCATAACGGGGGTGTTCTAATACACCAGGTCCCCGGCTGCCCGTAATCGCGTCGATTAGCGCATCGGCGGTTAAGTCGTGGTTTCCCCCTGAGAAGAACATCCGCACCGGGATGCGCTGCCCTGTGGTGCCGTTGTCCTGTACAAAAGTGCCGTCGGCGTCCACAAAGTTAAAGGCCGCTGTCTTTTTGTCCAGCTCCCGCCCCACATTCTCATAGTCGAAAGTGAAACGCTCCCCGCCCTGGGGGGTGTACGCCGCTTGTCTTAATCGTTCTTGCCATGCCATGCTAGAAACTCCCCGACGGTATTAGCTTGATACCGGTCCCCGCTACCCCTTTGGTTATTTCAGCGCGGCCCGTCTCGTCTTTTATCGTCAACTCTGTTTTATTGGTAGTCGTGGTCTCTTCAATGCTGCGTGCCACTCGGTCCGATGGGGCGATAACTTGCGCTTGGGGCGCGGCGGCCGATGTGGCCCCCTCCTCGTCTCCTCCGAATCCGAAAAAGTTTTTAACGGTGCTAATCCCTTTCGATGCGATGCCCGTCGTCGCGTCCGTTACGCTGCGGATGGAACCCGTCACGCTCTTAATTGCGGTGTTTATCCTGTCGATCACCCGCATTATCGAGGCGACACCCGCGTCAAATTCTAGCGTTATACCCGCCCATAAGTCCTTAAAAAATACCTTTAACGGGTCCCAAGCTGCGAAAATAGCGGCGGCCGCTGCGACGATACCAACGACGGCCAATGTGATGGGGTTCGCTGCCAGCACTAAACCGACCAAGGTTAAGACACCGGACAAAAAGCCCATCGCGAGGGACAGCGCCACGACTGCGACTGTGACCTTTGCGACGGTAGCCCCGTGCTCTGCCATGAACACAATAGCGTTGCCAATGCCTGTAATGATAGTTTTGACAGAGTCAAGCGCCGCCCCGCCACTGGCTAACTCGCTCAATGCGGTCGCCACGTTGCCGATCGCACCGCGTAAGGATGTCACAAATTCTGTGAACTTGGTGCCGATCATTTCTTTATTCTGTTTGACCCACTCGCGCACCGCGACGGCGGCTCCCGTGGCGTCGGATATTAATTCCTTTATCGTGGGGGCAAGTACTCCGCCGATCGATGCGGCTGTTAGCGAGATATTATCCCTTAATGTGGACAACATACCGCTGGTGGTCCGACTGGCGATCGCCATACCACCCTCGAAAAGTCCCGCTTTTCCGGTCATATTCTCGAAAGTCTTTATTAGGTCGTCTGTGGATATTTTGCCCGCGCTTATCATCTTGAAAAATGCGGCGTTAACTTTCACGCCGAGGGTGTCCGCTAGCTCTTGGAATATTGGGACCCCCGCCTCCGCGATCATGTTTAGAGATTCCAGGTCGACCTTTCCTTTTAGCATCGCCTTGGTAAATCCACGGGCGATAGTGTCGAGTTTTTGCGCTTTTCCGCCTGCCGTGTCTCCCAACATGCGTAACGTTTTAATCACATTTTTGATATTGCCATCCATGATCGGTAGCAATTGATTGGCCACATCGGCTAATACGCCAAATTGGAAGGGGGTGGACGCTGCGGTCTTGTTCAACTCCTCGACAAGCTCTTTTGCTTTTTTAACACTGCCCAGAAGGGGAGTGAATGCGGCTTCCGCGTCCTCTATTTTTGCGAACTCGCGCACTAACAGAGTGACCGCGCCGGTGAGTGCTACGATACCCGTGACGCCGATCTTTGCGGCAGTGCGCGCGACGCCCCCTATACCCCGTGCGACCTTGCCCAGTACCTTGGTGATACTGCGCAGCCCTCGCGTCATGCTCCGGGTCATTTTACTAATACGGTTTTGCATACGTGACACGGGGGCCGTCACCCTGTCCACCGCTTTAAATACGGCCTCTACACTGAAACGTCCCGCCATGTCAACCCCTATCTAGGTTTTGTATGCTGTTTAAGTCCCGCGCGTAGACCATTATAAAAGAATTGTATCTCCCGCGCGGTCAAGGTCCTGCAGTCCGGTAGCCCCGGATAATCTGTTGCGATCTGTAATAACATTTCGGTATAGACTGTCGCAAAGATGTGGCCACCATTCGTCAATATTTCGTCTGCGCCGTGCCTTACAAGCGGGGCGCAGACTAATCCATTAAAAGGCTAAAAATCGACTCGCACATTTTAATATCAGAGCCGACAAGGCCCGCAAAAACTCTAGGGGGAACACCACACATTTCGCCTAAAACTGCGTACATCTTGGCGACTTCGTGTCCTTTCTTTTTATGGTCCATCGCCATCAACGACGCGCCGGAACGCTCGTGAAAAACAATAGTATCTTTGGATTTTGAAGCGACACGCTGCGGGGTAAACTCGATTTCGTCGGACTCGTTAACGACCACCGATCCCTGGACGATGCCCAGGACGATACGCTCTCGCTGTTTGCTTAGCGCGGCGGCGTCCGCCTCGTCCATCTTGGAGGTGTTGAGGTTTAAGTCCATGCCCACGACCCATCGGTCGAATTCTTGCTCGGCCATTTCTGGCGCTATCTTGTTATTACTCATAATATTTGCCCTATCATTTGAGGTGCCGCGCCCCGGCTCGCGCCGGGAAAGGCTAGGGCAACCGCGCGACATTGCGCCCTAAGTAAACTCTATTGCTTGGTTAATAAGCCCGGACCCATCAGACTGACCGCGCCTGTGGCGTTCTGGCTGCTGACCTGTATCTCGCCAACGATTTGCGCGCTGGCTTGATAATCCGCGCCCGAGGCGTATGTGATCACAATGGGAAAGAAATCGTTTTGATTGGTCAAGTCTTGTAGGAACTCATGGTCCCCCCGGTCGTCGTCAATCTCGACCGTTAGGCCGTCGATCGATAATGGTACGCGCGTTTTAATCAATCGTGCGCCCCCGTCACCGTTCGCCTGTACCTCATTCTCGAACCCGCCTAGCTTGCGCTGTGCCTCCACGTCGGCGGGGACTGCGAAGAGCCGCCCACCCATGCTAATACTTTCTATCGAACCGCCAACTGCTGCCATGATAAAGCCCTCTAATTTATGCCACTACCTGCGGCGTGCCGAAGAAAAATCCAAATTCCAGATCTACCGAGATAATATTCGTATTACCCGCTAGCTGCAATGTGGTAACTAAATTCAACCGCTTAGGGTTGCCCGGATCAATCTCCGCAAAGGTGTTCGCCTTGGCGGTCTCTGGGTCGCTGATAATAGCGTTTAGCCCTAGACTATCCAACATCGCCGCCACTTCTGCAACGGCCATTTTTGGTTTCTTGGCGCTGCGGTTTGTGGTGGGCTGGTCGTCCGGTATTAGCGGCGCGCCGTCCCACTCTTCTGTGGCAAAAATAAGGTCGAGATTGAATAGTATATTCTGCAGCTTGACGATGTCCACAACATAGCGATACGCCGGGATAGGTTCACCGGTCGGGTGGTAAAATGTCACCGTGTCGGACAGGTTTACAACGCCATCCTTCACTTGAATAGATGAGCTGCCTTTCTTGATTGCGACATCCCGGTCGATAAAGGTCCATTGCTCGCCGTCCGTGCCGGGCGTTAAGCCTGTCGCGGGTTGACTGCCATAGTCCTGCGGCGGGTTATTGTCTGCCACTACCACAATGCGCGCTAGCTCTCTGGCTGCGATAACGAACGGCAGATCCTTAGACCCTGGCGCTATTAACTGGCTGTTGGTGCGATCTGTCGGGCGCGCGTCTGACACTGCAGTCGCGGCGGTGACATCCACTAAATTTGTACCGACGAAAACTATTAAAGGCTTGCGTGTTAACGCGCCCCATCGACCCTCGCCGAATACGCTAAACTTGTCTAATGAGCCTGTGTCCGCGAGGTCTAAGCAATTAAGCATCATTGACTCC